CATAAAACCTTTATATGGCTTAAATACCCTTAATGCTGTAACATAATTATGCAAAGTGTTCCATGTGGAGCCTCCCTTTTCTCTCCATAAAAAACATTCTTGCTCTGGTATTGAATAATATTTAATATCAGATGATGCTTCTTTTGTTGGCGGTTGATAGTTAAAAATTCTATATGTATCATGTGTAGCATTATGGTGGATTAAAATATCTGCACCTTCAGTTACACCAACTCCATTAATAACAATTGCATTTACAGGCTTTACATAACGCATATTAAAATTATCATATTGCCTTTCTAATTTAAGCTTTGTACCATCTGCAAAAGTGTGAAAGTTTTTACTTTCTAAGTCTACTTTTATAATTATTCTACCTTTTGGAGCTATCAATTTCATAGTTTAATTAATTTAATCAAAGTTAACGATTTTTAATAACGGTCAAAATTTATTATATTTGTTAAGCCAAACATATATTCATAACAATTAAAACAAAACACAATGGCACAAGTAATCAATGTTACTGTATTGCAGAGAAATCAATACAATACAGCTACAGGAGGTGTTCTTACACTTATCCCAGCACAAGGTTTTACAGCAGTACCTTATTCTGGAACTATTAATGGTACAGCAGGTAATGCAACTATTACCCTTCCTGCTACTGGTTTAAATCAAAGAAGTACAACTTTAATAGTTACTTCTACGATTGCACAGCTTACAACAGCAGCAAACGCTTAGTAAATTAGCCCCGATTAGGGGCTTTTTTATTTTCTTTATATACTACCTTTAAGTTTCTATAAATCCTTTCAGCATCATCTATAGTTTTACCTGCACCAGCTGCTAGGGCTACTGATAATCTTCTTAATTTTTTTGCGGCTTTGTTATTCATAATTATCTACCTTGACCTCGATATGCTTTTGGTCTTTTGCTATGTTTATTATAAGATTTTTTAGCTCTTCCTGATTTTTTTGTACCAAATGTAACCTTGGATGAATTTGTAAGTTTTGCCATTATTTTTTATTTTTGAAATAATCTTTATCTAATTCCCCACCGTCCATTTTATTGGGGTAAACAAGTATGTTGTCATCGTAAAAGTTCCGCACCATGTTGTTGTGCAATAATACGATTTTCCAAACAATGAAAAGTTATTTTCCATATTAATGTTATTTTTTATTTGACGGTATTAATGGTTCCCCATTACTAGGGTTGCCATATATTTTTATATCATTTTGGTCAATACATCTTACATCACCAGATTTATATATTTTAACTATAAATTGAGGATTAGAATGTATAGAACCAGCAATCATAAAAATTGCCACCCCGTACCCCAATGGCGTTTCTACATCAAAAGGATTTAATATTTCATGAATTGTTTGTACTATCATTAAAATTGGTTTTCTTCTGGTTTATTACTTGATAATAATTGTAAACTTGTAACTCTAGAATGTAACTGAGCTATTGTTTCTTTTGTTTTATCATTAAGATATGTCTTGGCCTCTGGTTTACCTTCCATGTAAATTAACGTACCTTTTTTTAGATAGTTTGATACATTTGTTTTGTCAGTCCAATAAGCACAAGATACCCAAGTAGTTTTATCTACATCTTCACCTTGTTGATTTTTAAACTTTTCACTATAAGCCATAGAAAAATTAATTACATTTTTACCATTTACATTGTTGACTGTGGCGTCTTGCCCAAGTCTGCCAATTACAGAAATTCTAATCATTGTATTTTGTTTTTATTTAAAAAATTATTTCTTCATTATTTTCATCTTTAAAAGGAACCCATTGCTGTGTAACAGCTTTAGATTGCCAAAAATTACGGTTTGTTTTATTTATAATATCTTGGGTAATATCTCTACCATTTATGAAAAATCTTCTTCTTTCCCAAAGATACTCAATTAACATAAACCCTTTTCTTCCAACTGCCTTTTTCTTTATTTTTTTAGCATGAAATTCTGCCGCAGGATTATTTGGATCTGTTTGAGCAAATGGTCTATGATAAACTAAAATATTATCCATTTTATTTGACCACATAGCACCATCATTTATATCAAATACATCTGGACATTTATAGTTCCCTGTTCTATCTCTTTCCATTAATTTAGGATGAGCAATTATCCAAAAATATATGTCATTTTTTCTAGCAAATCTTGAGAAATCAGCAAGTAAAGTTTCAAGGTATTTATCAGTTCTGCCACCATATCCTTTGTAGTCATTTGTCATTTGATTAAAAGGGTCAATACAGCAAAAATCTACCTTTTCTTGTACTATTAATTCTAAGAATTTTTCCTTGATATATTGCGGAGTTGGTGAAAGCATTTCAGCACTTATATAAAAAATATGCTTAGAAATAAAATCGTATGCTTCCTCGTAAACTGCACTAGATGGTCTATGTGGATTGTATGGGCTGCATTCACAACCCAAAATCATTTCTACATAATCGTGAAAATATTCTTCAGCTGGGACATCTTCCGGTGAAAAAGTAGCTATCTTCTCACCAAACATTAAAATTCTATTAAGCAAATACCACTTTTGGTAAGCTGTTTTACCATAGTTTCCTATACCAGTGAGTAAAGTAATCTCTCCCCTCTTTGGCTTAAACAAATAATCTATTTCAGGCACACCTAACCCCATAACCTTCTGAAAGCCAAGCTCATTTATCAGCAAAGCTTTATCTTTAACATCAATTCCATAAACTACGTCTTCCACCCTGTAATTTTCACCTTTTTTCTCAGTAAATTCCTTTTTAACATCAATTTCCGAACTTGTAATTTTATTAACTAATTTCTCTTTTTGAAGAGAAGCAGTTCCAAAATTGCCCATATTAGCCCTATAGCCGCTTTTTACGGCACTTCTCATCTCAGACATGGTAAAGTCATTACTAACAACATACTCGGTCCCTATGAGGCTTAAAGCGGCATTCTCATCGATTCCGAATCTGCAACATGCAGATGCCAACTTAAAAATGTAAGTATTCCGCTCTCCTGTGACGAATGCATCATTCTTATTCGTTAGCCATTTTAATATTCTACGAAAGTTTTCAGAATCATCTAAAATTTGATTTTCAGAAACAATAATTGTTTCCACCTTTTTAATTTTCTTAAAAATAGTAGCCTCTTTGTTAACATAAATTTCTGGATCGTAACTTTCGTAACAAACTCGACTTAAATTAATTCCACTTCTGTCAATTTCTGGAAAAACTTCTTGTAAAGATTGAAAATGCTCTCTGTGTTTAGTACCATCAGCTATTTTAACCAAAGCTTTTAAACCATTTCCTGAAGGACTAATCCAACAAGCATAAACAAATTTTTGAGAAATTATTTCGGTTTGTTTTTCCCTAAGCTCAGAAACATCATCAAAATCAAGCACAATAAAACCACTATGCTCAATTAATTGTTCATCTTTTCTATCCTTTCCAAACTTGCCACTAAAGCAAACTGAAGGAAGATTTAATTTAATTTTATTAGCCTTCTCTTTATCCAAAGTAGTTCTAATTTCTAGAACTAAATTCTGACTTGCCCCTATTTTAATTCTTTCTAGGGCTTTATCAATTGAAATAAAATGAGGTTCCTTGCTGAAAATGTTTTTGAAAATAGTAGCAATCATTGTTTTAGTTTAGAGTTTTTCCTAATTCTTGTTGGCGTTTTTTGTACACCTCGAAGTCATCATTTTTAAAAATAGCACTTTTTGGTTCCTCAAATCCAACTAGTTCATCAAGCCATGATTTGTTGTTTATAAAAGTTTGTGGGTCTTTTCTGTATTTCTTATCCGGCTGAACTAATTTATATTTTGGAAGATAATCCATAATATTTTTTCTATCTATATCGTTTAGAGATTCCCATTTTTTTATAAGTTTATCTTTATCACCTACCTTCTTGTCGTACAAATCCCAAAAACAATCAAAAGATATATTTATTTTAATTTCCTTTACTTTAATTTCCTTTACTTTACTTTGCGGCATTTCTGCCACAGAAACTCCGTTACTTACGGTATTGTTATATACAAATTTACCGTTCATACGTTGTTGTTTCTTACTATTATCCTTACTTCGACCTCTTTTTTCATATACAGGAACTAGTCTTTCATCAAGTGATTCTGAGTTAATAAAGCCATTATTTTGAAATAACATCTCCAATTTGATACAGTAATCCACCACGTCCCGTATTTCTGTGGCAGAAACTCCAAAATCACCAGCCATTAATTCATATTCTACATCTGAATTTTCAATTACATTACCATCAATACCGGTTAAATATTCCAAAATCATAGACCATATTGCATATCCATTTATACCAAATTTAGTACGAATAGCTTTAACCTTTCTATGGTTTCGCATATCCCTATCATGAGGGAAATAATCACAGTAATTCTTTATTGGGCGAGCCATTAGAATTTATTTAATCGTTAATAAAATCGGTTTTCAACGCTTCGTTAATACGAGTTATTTCTGCATCGGTAAATAATAATTTACCTTGCATCTTTCGTGATAATTCCGATTCTGGTATCTTTGCATTAAGTGATAACCACCTTTGTGTACGCCCATCTAAAGCCTCTTTAATTCTTTCGTGAAGCCTTAATTCAGTTTTGATTTCCATAAATTTGTTTTGATTATTGGATAACAAAAATAGACTTATTTTTTATATTCCCAAATATTTTTAATTTATTTTTAAAATTATTTTGTGATTTAATTAAATTAATTATCTTTGTTAAAATTATTACTATGAAAACCGCAATGGAACTAGCATTAGCAAGGATTGAAATGCTTTATATTGAAAAAGATAGCATTCATTGGGAAATGTTTAAGAATGATTGTATGGAAAAAGAAAAACAGCAAATAGTAGATGCTTATCAAGATGGACATTATATAAAAGATGAATTTTTTAATCCTGAACAATACTACAACCAAACCTATAACCAAAACAGAATAACAATATCTGAAACTAAAAAGTCTATTGAAGGAATTGGATTAAATAACCAAAACAAATAACCTATGATAATAATACTTACAATAGCTATTTGGGAATTACTTAAAATTTTATATTACAAATTAATTAATAAATAATGGCATATAATAGTACAATAATAACTAAGAAAAAGCGTTGTGTTAATTGTGGTAATATTGATTATTGGTTTTCAAAGAAGATGTGTAAACAATGTGCTACAGTACATTCCACACAAAAAAGAATGGAAGAATTTGAAGATGATACAGAAAGTTTTCAAAATCTAGTCCAAGACCTTGACCATGTATTTAGCCAATACATTAGAAATAGATATTCAGATAAAACTGGCATTGTTGGATGTTACACTTGTGGCAAAAAACACACGATTGCAGAAATACAATGCGGTCATTTTATGGGTAGATCTAATTTAAGCACAAGATGGTTAGAACAAAATTGCAGACCACAATGCATGGAATGTAATTACTTTAAAACTGGAAATATGGAAGAGTTTGAATTTAAATTACACGAAGAAAATAATGCCATAGTTGATTATCTTAGAGAAACAGCTAGGCAAACGGCAAAACCTACAAAAGATGAGCTAAAAGGCTTAATCCTAGAATATAGGGCAAAGTTAAACTTGGTAAAAAAGAAATTTATTGAAAAATAATTTGTATTTTTACGGTGGTTATCATAGTTTGTAGATTTAGTAGTTTTAGCCCCTGTGTAAAAGCAGGGGTTTTTTATAGCTCATAAATGAGCCGATTATCAATCATATACGGCTCAAAGTTTTCTTATTAGTTAACTTTTGTGATTGATAAAGTTCTCTATTAGCTAACTTTTGTAACCAAATTGGTAACATCTGCATGAATTTTTCTGAATATTCATGCATAATGTGTCAAATAGTTAGGGTACAATATGTAAAATGTTGTAACATAGTTATGGGTAGATATGTTACTGATTTATATATGATTGTAAAAAAATTTGTTAATTGTTGGTAATTATACTACGCAAATGTTCATTATTTTAAAGCGTTCACGAATCTTGAACAAGTGAAATAAATGAACAAACCACCAAAATGATATGATAAACAAAAAAGCCCTCAACGTAAAAACGTAAGGGCGTAATTTCTAAAACTATTAAACTTGTCTATGCAATACAAATATACAAAATTTAATTAAATTTATTTTTTTAATTAAATTAATTAAATTAATTTTGTGCTAAAACAACAATATGGCACGAAACATTTCCCCAGATTCGGTTTCTAGTAAAGTAGCCGATCTAAAATTAGGTGAGCATCTTAGGTTAGATAATCCATATACTTCTGTAATGGTAATGGTTTCTAATTTAAAGAAAAAAGAAATTCATAAAAACAAAATATTTAAAATTACAGCTACTGAAAACGCAACTATTGTTAACAGAATAAAATAAACTACTATGCATATACAAACTATTGTTTACCAAAGAACATTTAACTTAGGCAACTATTCTTCTGAAAAAATTGGTGTTGAATTTGCCATTAACCAAGGCGAATCTGCTACAAAAGCATTAGACATCGCAAGAGAAATGGTAGAAGAATACCATTCTCAAAATGTAAAAAGATTAAAAGAACTAGGTGATTTTTATCAAGAAGTTCCAGATGAGGTTATACCAACTCAATCTAAACAAACTTTAGCTCAAAAAACCATTGAGTTTATTAATGCTTGCAAAACAAGGCATGAATTAAAAGCTTGGGAATTAATGGCTAAAAGCAACCCAGAAGTTTTAGAATCTTATAATGCTAAGCTTAAATTATTTTAACCATGCTACTTACAGACGATGAGCAATGTGTTTTAAATTTAATTTCAAGTGCTAACCATAGAATAACCCAACAAGAAATTGCTAATTCAGAAAGATGGTTAGGTAGTCATCCAATACACGAGGTAGATAGAACGGAATCTACATTAAGAAAGATAAGGCAAGTAATCAGAGATTTAAGAATTAAAAAAGCTTATATGATTTTGTCTGATAGTAATGGATATTGGATAATGAAAGATAGGCAAGAAGCTATTGAGTATTGTGAAAGAATTGAACGCATGGCAAAATCACAAGCTAGAGCATGGTTTGAAACCTATAATGCTATGAAGAAAAACTTTAATCTAACTTCTGATTATTTTGATCAACAAGGAAAACTATTTTAACTATGATAAATTTTAATGAAACCCTAATCAGAGCAAGCTCTGTGGGTTATTTGATGACGGAACCTGTAGCTAAAGCTGATAAAGAAGCTGGATTGCTTTCTAAAACAGCACAAAAACATTTGCTTGATGTTTATATTTCTGAAAAGTATAATAGGAGAAGAGATATTCAAACAAAGCAAATGAAAAAAGGTATAGAAGCAGAACAAGATTCGATTGATTTATTGTCTATGTATCTAAAGAAACCTTTTACTAAAAATACGGAAAGATTTTCAAATAAATACATAACAGGCATGCCAGATATTATTGATGATGGTATTATTGATATTAAATCTAGCTATGACCTATGGACATTCTTGGGAAACCTACCAGATAAGCTTGATAATTTGTATTATTGGCAAATGCAAAGTTATATGTGGCTTACTGGTAAAACTAAAGCTACTATTGCTTATTGTCTTGTCAACACTCCAGATAATATTATTCAACAAGAGAAATATTATTTGCTTAAAAAAATGGATGTAATCTCAGAAGAAAGCCCAGAATTTATCCAAGAAGCAATGAAGATAGAATTTAACATGACATTTGATGATATACCAATGGAAGAAAGAATACTAATGTACAACGTTAGTAGAAATGAAGATGATATTTTACGAATTGAGCAAAAAGTAATTAGAGCAAGAGA